CGAAAGGAGATAGAACTATGTTTCAAGGATTTAATATTGCATTGCCCGAATATGAGGTTTTGACACCTCATACAGGTTTTTCTTATAATGTTAGATCAATGACAGTACAAGAAGAGGAACGTTTAAAAGGAAGTTTAGTTACCGGAACAAAAATAACAGACCATTTAAATAAATGTTTATTTGAATGTTTAGTTAAAAAACCAGAAGAAATTAAAGATTATGATAGTTGGTTAAAAAATACAACTCTAAAAGATCGAGATGCTCTTTTATATGGATTGTATCATATAACATATGAAGAAATTAGAAATTATGAAATTACTTGCGGAAGTTGTGATAAGGCATATTCAGTTACAGTTAAAGCATCTGAAACATTTAATTATAATCCTTATCCTGACAAAGATATTCTTACAAAAACTGTTAACGTTCCTCTTCAAATCTTAAAAGGAGTATTTGTAACAATTAGGCAACCAACACTTATAGATGAGAGTTTGGCATATAAAACAATCTTGACTCAAAATACGGATATGTTGATAGAATCTTTAATTATAAAATCTATTATTCAAAGTCCAGATGTTGGAGATAGTCGGGTATATTCAGATAGAGATGATATTTTAGATGCGTATAAAACATTTCCAGCTAAGGATAAACGAGAGGTGTATAGAGTTTATAGAGAAACGTTTGGAAAGTATGGAATCAATTTACTAATGAAAGCATCTTGTATTCATTGTGATAACACTGAAGAAATTACTTTAGATTTAGTCCAAAACTTTTTTCGTATGGTGTACTCGGTCTGATAGAATAAATCAGTACCGGGATATACTTGAAAAGAATATCTTCACTGGAATGGAAATGGGTAAAATGTCATATTCTACTATTATGATGATGCCAGTCAAAAGATTTCAAAACTACTTAAAATGGAAGAGCGATTTTGAAGAAGAAAAGCGGAAGATAATAGATGAGGAGGTTAAGAAAAGAAAATAATGGCAAATCTCCTAGATCGGTTTCATAAAAATGTTGTTGGATCAAAAAAGAAAATATATGATTATCTTCCAAAAATTTCTCCCAGTGGAGATTTTCAAAGAATTGAAAATATCAATGTTATCATTTCGTCCTGGAATAATATTTTACAAACTCCTCTTAGAACATACATCCATGATCCTGAATTTGGTAGTGAGTTACATAAAATGGTGTTTGAACCAGCAGATGAAATGACAATTGCAAGAATTAAAAAAGAAATTGAATATCGTATTAGATTATATGATGATAGAGCGTATATAGAAAAAATTGATGTTCAATTAAATCCATCAAAAAAAAGCATGAGTGTAAATGTATTTATAGAGTATAAAGAAGAGAAAGGAACTCTTTCTTTAAAATTTGATGATACGACACTAGAAAAAATTTAAGGATAAAAATGCAAAACTATAGTAGGGTTTATGATTATATACATGATTATCAACGATTAGTATATGACTTTTATAGTAAGCATTCCATATCATTTTTAACGACCTATTATCATATAAATCATGCTAATACGATTTGGGAAGATGAAAATTTATTTGGTGGACCATATGAAAAAGTTGGTAGTTTATCTGGAGTAAAGTGGGATAAAATATTGTTATTACCAGTGTATTTTCCAGAAGATATTACAACAATATTTGATGCACAAGATATAGGATATATAAAAGAAAATGAAACTACACTTACTATTCCAAGTACATATGGAGTTATTCCATTACCAAATGATAAAATTAAATTAGAACAAGAATACCTTAAACCGTCAAATAATATATATCCAATATTTTCTGTAACGGGAGTAGAAAAATCAGCTAATACTGACCGTTTATTCTGGAAACTTAGATGTGAAATTGAACAAAGTATAACAGAAAATCAATTGGACTTACAAGTAATAAATTCCTATACATTTTTTGAATATGATAAACAAATCCATACAATAGAAAATGCTCAATTTATGACACGCCTTTTAACAAAAAGTGAGTATTTAAAAACGGCTTCGTCATCTTTATTTGACAAAAATAGTGGACTATATTTCATATAAGGATTTAAAGAATGGCAACTACAATACAACCTTTGTCTTATCAGATTTATAAATCTAGAGATCAAATTAGAAATCAACTAGTTTCGTTGATGAAAGAATATCTTGAACTAGAAAATTTAGATCCGACTAAATCATCAATAATATCTTATTTTATTGAAATTCTTTCCACCCTGACTAGTAATCTTTTATTCTATCAAATTTCAACATATAAAGAATTTTTTTTAACCAAAGCTCAGTTGCCAGAATCTGTTTATAATTTAGCAACATTTTTAGGTTATAATACGCGAGAAGGATCCCCAGCATCAGTAAATGTTATGTTTACAATGCCTTTAACTTTTACAGAAGACACACAAATAATTTTAGCAGACGGGTATAAAGTTTCAGCAGATAACTCAATTTTCTTTTCAACATATTATACAACTACTATCAATATTATTGATGCCAATACAAGTAATCCAACTGTTAGAATTGTCATTGTAGAAGATAATGAAAAAGTATATAATATGCCAGTAGATATAGATTCAGAAGAAAGCACTGTATCTTTTGTGTTGCCGTTTAGACAGTATAAAGAAATAGAACAAGAATTTAAAATTTCTGATGATTTAAGACCATATCAATTTGTTTCTTTAGATGTTCCATTTGTAGGAAAATTATCATCAATTGCTGTTACAATAACTCCACCTAATTCAGTAGGGGAAGAAATTTATACTGAGTATTCAAGTTTATTTTTAATGGATGAAAATACAAAAGGTTTTGTAAGTAAGAGAGTGACATCTGGGGTTCAATTATCTTTTGGAAATGGGTTAATTGGATATCAGCCTCCCGTTGGTTCGAAAGTAAGAGTTATACTGGAAATAACAGAAGGAACTGATGGCAATGTTATTTCTGGATCCATTAAAACAGGAGAAAGAATTTATACCACTTCTGGTGGGGTTGTTCAACAAGTTCAATTTGAAGTTATCAACCCATCTCCAGCAATAAATGGTGCGGATGAAGAATCTCTTGAAGAAATCAGAAGAAATGCTATTGCAAACATTACTGCATTGGAAAGATTAGTTACAGAAAATGATTTTATAAACACAAGTTCTATTATTGATAATTCTCCTCTTAGTCCAAACTCTTTACCCGTTTTAAAAAGATCAGATTTAAAGACAAATGAAATCTCATTATTTTCAACAGTCTTATTTAATAATGAAATTGTTCCAACAAGAAATTTATTTTATAGTTTTGATGATACATATGTTCCAAGACAAACTGTTATTCCTTATGGTGGAGATGATTATTATACTCTATTTGATATGGAAATTGATGAAGTAAATACTTCAGCAGCATATACATATATTATGTATGAAATACAACAAACTCCAACATTAGTAACAAGTTATGGTTTAGACTATAATTTTTATTTGGATATTGTTAACGTAAGAAAAGCTGGAAGTTCAGCTGTATTTGTACTTGGGTATCAAACTACAGAAGATGATCCTGAAAATTTCACATGTGAAATGGAAATAACAAAAACTGGTTCTACATATGAAATGATCAATGATTCAACTGCAAATATGTTTATATTAATAATCCCTAATTATAGAGTTATTCCAAAGGGTGAAGTTATTTATCAATTTAGCCTAAAGCATTTACAATTGGATCCAGAGCCTTCAACGGATATTGGACAATATACAGCAACGTTTATTTTTAGGCAAGACTTAACAGATTTTGCAATGTCGAATGTTGTATCAGATTCAACAGCCTCTTATATTATATATGATATACCAACTGTTAAGAAATCATATTATGATGGGATTGTAGCTCGAGATTTTGAATCATCTGTTTTACAACGATTGTTATCAACTCTAACTTTTAAAGATTATAAGATGACTACTGATTTTATTAATTTTAAGTTTGCTAATACAACAGGAATAATGCAAAATATGCAGTTGAATAAGGTCGATATATATGAGGTTGTTGCCATTGTTTCTACTCCTCCTAATTTAACTACATATCCTGATGCAATAGTTGGAGATAGATATATAATAAGAAATGGCACAGGAAGATTTTTAGATAGAGAAAATTATATTGCAGTTTTATCTAGTATTAATCTTGAAAATCCACTTCCGTATACATTTACATATATTGCTCCAAAAACTGAACAAATGGTATATGTTGTTAATAAAGGAAAAAAATATATTATGTCAGACACAGGATGGATTGTTCCTGAATATGATATTCCTTTACAGATTGAACTTGATATTTTTAAAGATACTACATATACCGGATCTAGAGCAGAGTTAGCTAACTCTGTTAGAGAAGCATTAATAACAGCATTTTCAAGTCGATTTGGAATTAACATCTCTTTATATCGTTCTGAAATTATAGATGTGGTTCAAGAAGTTGAAGGAGTAGAACATTGTCGATTAATCAAGCCAGAGTCTAGTATTTTCTTTAATTTTGAACTCCAAGATTTAACACAAGATCAGTTACTACAGTATGGACCAGAATATGTTTATTTTGATGAAGATTCTATAACAGTAAGGATATACTAATGAAAGATATTCTTAGTAAAATTAAAGTTAATATTCCACAACTAAAAAATTTTGTTGTTCAATATACTGGTGATGAATTATCCAATTTATCTGAACCTTGTTATTACTCTAAAACTAAAAAGCCATATTACGCTTTTTTACAACACTTGCATTTAAATGAAAAAGATTTGAAAGAATTTATTAAACGAACGTATAAAAATACTAAAGCTGAAGCCTTTAATGTTGTTATTGAACCATTTACAAACCTTCTTTTAATTGTAATGCATATCTTTGCTATACATCGAGATAAGTCTGCTTTTGCTTATACAATGATTTATTATTCTATTATGCATTATTCTAGATTAATGAATAAACAAATTCAATTTTGTGATCTAAACGCTTTTAGATATACTTTAGATAATTTGACTAAAACACATTTATTTTCAAGAGAAAAAACTATTTCAAATGCTTTATTTTTCTTAGCAAAAGAATCTGAACGAAAATATTATGAAGATATAAGAACTTGGAATGTTGACCGTGTGATTTATTTTATTCAAGAACATAGAAGTAGAATTTCTCAAAGTATAAAAAGTTTTGCTACAGCATATTATGAGGCGAAAGAATCCGGGTATGCTATTAAAACATATACTGATTTTCAAGATGATGAAGTTAATACATATCAACAGCAAGTTAATGAAACTGGTAAAACTAAAACTGAAGAAGTTATTAAAAAATTAAGCATGTATAAAATCATTGATAAAAAAGCATTAGAAGATGCAAAACAATTAAGTAAAATAAAGGGTATTATGGCGGAATCAATTGTTAAAGAATTATTAGATGTATCCCATGTTGAAAAAGTTAGAATGATTTTGTATATGTTTTTAAAAGGACTTACATCATCGGCTGATCTTTGTGGTGCTGGACTTATTCCTTATGTGAAAAAATTAATGGCTGTAAAAAGAACAGTATCTACGATGTATTTTAAAGGATTGGTAGAAAGTCTACTGAT